CTTGTATAAAACCTGGTTGTTCTGATGCCCAAAAGTTTTATAATCAATAAGATCGCATATCTCAACATACGACTCTATCCCATAAGCAAAGAGGCCAGCCAATACGGCCCTCTCTGCACCAACATCCATCAACTTCGAATCCATTGTTTTTACCTTCCACCCCCGCAACGGTTACATCTGTGATAAGCTCCGTAGACATTTTTAGGGTCAATCTTAAAGGATTTTCCACACGCATGACACTCAACCTCCTCCATTTTATGCTCTTTGCGTGCTCTTGGTGTTCTTTCGAACATAGGGGTCTCAATATCCTTATGAGCCTCTCCTTCGTCTGTCCATTTGTTTTTCTTCGCTTTCACTGGTTGCCTACCTTCTTGTTTTGGGTTTCTATTAACTGTAAAATCTTCATTAACTTTTCCCAGTACAATCCCCCTGGTTGTTTGTTCTTTTTCTTCATTTTGTTCTCCTGAAGTTACTTTTTGTTGATTACCAACTACTTGTTCTACTAGGTTTTGCTTTTGTTCCTCTGTTAGATTTGCTAGTATACTTTTAATCAGCTCGTCGTTTGTGGAATCTGTCATATTCTTTTTCCTTTTTCTATTAGGCAGTCCGCTTTTCTTCTGACTATCTGCTCTTTACTTTTCAGCGAAGCAACTCTTGCCTCTGCTACGCTGTTCCACTCATGTATCTTTTTTGCTACCATATTTTCTCGGATAACAGTAGCCTCTTTCATTTCGTGTTTTGTGTACTGCGAGAAGTTTTCAGACTCCTGAGAGATTATAGTCATTAAAGAAGCCTTACACCAGTTAATTACTGTCTCTTGCTTGCTTTTTTCTTGATTTATATGGTCAGCGTATTGATAAAGTAGATATGCGTAGTTAAAACAATCATCTCGTGTTAATTTTCCCATATCCGAAAGAGACATATCTTCTGGTAGCCTGAATTCATCCTTAAACTCTGGAGGGCCAAGATTTTTTGCCTCGATATATCTATCAATTCCGTCTAGAAAACCTTCAAGCCTCTCTTGCACAGTCAATTTGTTTTCTCCAGTCTTCATCTGTATCTAGGTAACTGAACTCTACAAGTGTTACTTCGTTTATTTCACACCACTCTTTTTTAATTGCGTCTCTTCTTTTATGTCCGTAGAACCCGGCCTTAGTCTTATGAAAAAAGGAACAGAACTCATAGTGCTGCTTTCCGTGGACCTCAACCCCTATCATAACACTTGGAATCAGAAAGTCAAGGAATAAAGCAGATTTTTTGCTAGGATTCCTAGAGCCTGGCAGCTTTACTTCTTCTAGAACGCTGTATCCTTTAAACATCTCACGTAATATATCGCGTGTTCGCAGGTGATAACTTGACCTTTTTCTGGAGTCATCGTTTCTCACGATGTATTTTTTTAGATCAATCCTATATTCTCTACCGTTTACCCCTCGTACTTTCATATGATTTCTTTTATCTGGTCGTGAATGAACTTTGTGACTGGTTCGTTTTCGATTAAGAAGTCTGTTAGCTTTTGGATACCCTGAAACTTGAAAAACTTACTGACCGCCTCTAGGTCGTTAAAATCAACATCATTAGCTTTTAACAACTTCTTTATTACAGGGTCTGTTCTGTTGTCGATAGCTACTGATATTTCATACCAAGCTCCTGCCCTTTTGACCATACTAAACTCATTTGCTAGCTGGGCGATCTCTTGGGCTTCGTCGATGCCTACGCCGTATCTGATCCAACCTTCTGCTGTTGAGTTTGGTGTACCGCCAGCAGCGGATGTTAGAATCCTCCAGTTGGCAATCTGGCCGACATGCGGACCAGAGTCGTCTCCAGACTGTAACCACTTACCCCTATGTGTGATTATCATTTTCGTACCAGCTTGATATTGCACCATGTTTCCAGAGTCCTCCATCTTGGCTGGTGCCCAACGACTACCTCCAGTGTTTGATATATTATGCAGTATGAATATCAAAATAGCTTTCGTTCTTGATACATCTCCAGAGATCCTTTTAAGAAACATCGACATTAGTCTAGGCAGGCTATTTCTAACCCCCGTCCTAATCTCGCCCTCTAGTTCTTCTTGTGGGACCATACTTGATACGGAGTCTACAATCGCCACCAAGTCTGGTGTGTTCTTTACATAGGTCTCTAATGAGTTAAGGTATATCTCTGCTGACACTAGCGGCATCTCGTCGGTAGCTTGGACGATCTTGATTTTCTTTGGGTCAAACCCTTTGATCCCCGTAAAGTTCTCTTTCGTCATTCTACCTTCGGTATTAAAGTAGATGATGTTTTTACCCAGAGCCTGACATTTTGCAGCAAAGTATAGTGCGGTTGTTGTCTTCCCTGTTTTTGGCTCACCTCCTATAATAACGCAATTGCCCTCTCTTATGCCACCCCCAAGTGCAATATCCAAAGAAGGGGAGACGCTTAGCGTTTCAAAGGTCTCTAGCTTTTCAAGTACTTCTTCTCCACCCTGTATAATAGACCCGTATTTTGCTATGATTTGATTGCTAACGGCGTCATCTTCAAATTTATTAATCTTCTTCTTCTTTGCCACGTTCTATACTCCTTAGTTTATCAAACTTTGATTTTTTGCCGTAAGATCTCTTTCTAGTGGTCGCTTCTTTCTTTATCTCTAGGTTATGATCTACACTGTCTTTTTTGGTTTCTCTGTCCAGCCTATGTTGAACCTTGTACTTGTTTATAATAGACTTGGCTCTTGGGCTATTCAAAGAAAATATTCTTTTGAATTCTGGTGACCCAACAGCCTTGACTAAGACCTCTTCTGGACAATCCTTCAGGATTTTATTTGCTGCAATAAGCTGCCTTTTAAAAGTCCAGTCCCAGGGTTTTTTGCTCCAGAATTTGTAAGGCAGAGACCCTACGTTTTTGTTCTCTGCATTTCTTAGGCACATCATTTCGGCAATATAAGCAGCGCAGGTACAGTGGTCACCAGTCGTTTGGTGTTGGTATCTGCTTTTATCTGTTCTCTTTCTTTTCTTTAACATCGATTATAGCCTCTTCAAAACAGTTGTCAATAGTGTCATCATATTCTTTTTCAATTATTAACTCTGGAATAATCCACATCTGTTTTTTGACCGAGTCTCCATTTACCTTTCCAAATGTGAGGTAGTTTTTACTGGCCCCGCCCATCGAACACATTGCGGATGTAATCAAATAGATACCTTTAGCCCCCGTTAGATCTAGCTTTTCCTCGTGTGATCTGTACTGAAGGGCTAGTTCGGTTAGGTGGATTGACTGCTTAGAAACGCGAGCAGCCAGAGATACCCAATCTTTCATATCATAAAAGAAACTTTCCGACTGGTCGCTACATTTACATTTTATCCACACTACGTGCTTGTTTGTCCTGTAGTGTTGTATCCAGTTAGACACTAGTCTTCTCCGCTAATCTTAAATACACACTGAGGTCTTGGCGTTTCACCACGGAGATTTCTGCCTGCATCAGCTAGACTAGATGCATCCTCCGTCATTACGGCTATACCTTCTCTTGACGCCATCAGATTCTTAACATTAAATAGTTCTGGTTCGTCTCTTTTACACTGAGCTACGTGTTTCTTCACGGCAGACTTACTCCTGTCTAAAGACTTACAAATATCTTCAATATTTTCTCCGTTCCAATTTTTTTCGATATAGAATTTTTCTGCTGTACCCAATGGTCCCTGTTTAGCCATCTAAAAAACTCCTTTGCGCCCTGGTTAAGTAAATAGAATTCTTGGTTTTAAGGTAGATCATATAGTAATCGAAGGTGGTCTTCGATACCCTCCTCATCTTTGTGTCTAGGTATTTCACCCTGAAACTGTTAGTCCCGGTGGGATCGAATAGGGTGCTGTCGTGTACCCTTATATAATAGCACGTTGACGGCTTATTTCCAACAACTTTCTCGATAATTTTTGCAAAAAAGCTTTCTTTCTTCTCTACCTTTATCTCTCCGTTCTTATTGAAGAACTGTTCGCATTCCTGATCGTCGTATAGGTCTTGCTGTTCTGGGTCTGAAATAAACCTAGTCTCAGATTTTATCTTACTTCTCATTTTAGTCCCCTTCCATGATATATTTACGCTTTTGTTCTGGTGTCATCTTATTGATTTTTTTTCGATAGGAGACATCTGGCTGTTGGGGTTCTGTCTCTCTCTTCTTTGCGGCAGCTTCATCTAGTTGAGACCTATTATCTTTGGTGTTCTTGTCCGCTAACTGACCTATTGTCGAGGGTTCTTGAACAACGAATGGTGATAAACCTCCAGAAATTAATCTTTCGAAGGTTTGCTTGGTGCATTTTGGGCATTTTGTATACGGCTTATCATTCATAGACTGATACGCATCCTGTTGGCAGAACCCACAGTGGTGACAGCTATAATCGTAGTGTGGCATATTAGTTCTCCAAAGCAGAAAGTATTTTGCCTATTATTCCATTTCTTTGTATGTCAACATAGTCTAGCTTGGCTACGCCTACACCTTCTATATCTTCTAGCTTGCTCATACATTCAAATAACCCGCTCCTGTTTTTGATGTCTGTTTGTTTTACGTCTCCATTGACTATCACCTTTGACCCTTCTCCCATCCTGGTTATAAACATTTTAATTTGCTCAAGGGTACAGTTTTGGGCTTCATCTAATATCATATAAGAGTTGTGATAAGTTGCCCCCCTCATTACTTCTAGAGGATGAAACTGTATTCTTTTTTCGTTACAATAGTGACCATAGTAAGCTTGCCCCAGGAAGTTTTTAAAATTCTCCTGCATTGGTATCAAGTATGGATTTATTTTTTCCATTAACTCTCCGGGTAGAGATCCTATATCTTTACCTGCACAAACTAAGGGTCTAGTAACAATAATATTTTCTATCTTGTCTTGCCATAAGTGTTCAGAGGCAATCCCTGCGGCTATAAAAGATTTACCAGATCCTGCTGGACCGCAACAAAGGGTTACGTCATTTTCCACTATACTTACTATGTAGTTCTTTTGGTTTTCGGTCTTTGCTTCTACGGTTTTTATTGAATGTCTTGGTACTCTTTTTTTTCTAGCGGTCATTTTACCTCTTCTTAGGGTTGAATGTCACTTTACTTTAAAAAGTCTTCTTCTTTTACGAAAATACCATCTATCATTTTCCCTTTTCTGTCTTTGATGTCTATCCATGCTTCTTGCAGGCAGTGAGTGAGGGTTAAGTTGTTTCTTTCTGCGATATTTATCATAACAACCAACATGTCTCCAATGTCATCACTTATATCTTTTCCTTTACACACGCTGTCTGACAATTCTCCTAGCTCCTGAGCGAGCTTTAAAACTTGGTCTTTATCCGTACTACCCTCTATAAGATTCCTATCCTTATGCCATTGGGATACTTTTCTAACGTAGGTCTCCAGGGTTGCATTCCGTTCCCTTTGATGACTATTTGAGTTGGATTCACTTAGCATCCTGCTTCTGCCAAGTTGGTCTGGCGGTATGTCAAAACTCATATTAAGTCTCCAAAATCTAGGTCTTCCAAGTCGTTTTTACTAGCTCCGATCTTGTAGCTAGTAATTTCATGTTCTTGAGGGGCTACCTGTACCGACTCGCTATTCATCCAGGGGTCGGTCCACCCCGCTATTGGGTTTTTAAAGCCATTCTCATAGGGGAGTCCAATTGCTTTTCTCCTAGAGTGACACAGCCAATCAACATAGTTATGCAACACTGTCTCGTTTAGACCTATTATACTTCCATCCTTAAAGAGGTATGAGGCCCATTCTTTTTCTTCTTGGGCGGCAGACTCAAACATTTCGCAGGCTTTACTTTCGCAATCTTTTGCAACCTTGACAAAACCCTCGTCCTCGTTTGAGTTTAGTATCTTAAGGATTTCTTGGGTGTTGTAAAGGTGCAAGGCTTCGTCTCGTTTAATGAGCTTGATAATGTCGGCATTACCAATCATCTTTTTGTTTTCGGCAAAAGCAAAGGAGCAAATAAATGACACATAGAATCTAACAGCCTCTAGAATGTTGATACTAACGATAGTCATATAGATCTGTTTTTTTATCTCCGAGGGTTTATTATTGTCGCAAGACATACCCATTAGATTGTTATAGTCTTGGATAGCACCCTTAGCCCTATTAACTATTTGC